GGATGGCGTCGAAACGTTCCTCCTGCTCCTCGTTACTCATCTCGAAGCCAATAAAAAGCGGGCGCTCCCCGTGCAGGTGCGCAGCCATGGCGGCCAACAACAGCAGAGTCGACTTACCGGCCTTCGGCGGGCCGACGAAGGTGACCAACTGCTCCTTCTGGAGGCCCTGGGTGGCCCTGTCGATCGTGTTGAAGCCGGTGGGGATGCCCCGGAGCCCGTCGGGCAGGTCCTTGAGCGTGAGGTATCGCGCAAGACGCGCCTGGCCCGTCTCCGTCAGGTCGGTGTCGCGGGCGTTGGGGACCGCTGAGGCGATGTCCGCGAGGGTCTTGTGCAACGCCGCCATGGCAGCCAGCGCGTTGCCCTCCTCGTGGGCGTCGACCGAGTCGGCCAGGCCCTGCTCCAGCAGGTCCAGGGTGTGCTGCTCGCGGAGCCGGTCGGTCAGCACCTGCATGCTGTCCTCGACCTTGACGAACCGGTACGTGGGGAAGTCGGTCTTGATGGTGGCGAGGCTGGGGATCTCGCCGTACGTCGCCTTGTGCCGCAGGATCGCCTTGAAGACGGCCTTGTTGTCCGGGTCGCCGAAGAACTCGGCGGTGACGCCCGCTTCCGCAACGTCGGTCAGGTCCTTGTCCTGGATGACGCGGGAGACGAGCAGCCGCTCAAAATCTGCCACTAGAGGGCCCCTATCAGGGTGGTGGGAGCAGCGGGCAGAGAGCGGCCCTTGCTGCCGAAGATCAGGTGGTGTTCGTTGTCGAAGATCGCGGCGACGTCCGGCATGTAGGGCAGGCGCCTGGCCAGCCGCTCAGGGGTCGTGGACCACACCCGGCCGATGGGAAGCCCCTCGGCGTCCAGGCGGGCCTCCAGTGGCTCGACAGCGTCCTCACCGAGGTAGGTGACGACGTCGACCGAGTACTTGAAGCGCCAGACGGTGTCCCAGATGACCCGGGCCAGCGCGTCATTGATCTCGTACGCGTCCACGGTCCGCTTGGCCATGCGAGCGCGGCGCCCGAACTTGCGGGCCACCAGCTCGTGCACGTACCCCTCGGGCTTCTCCGGCAGGACGCCGAGCATGCCTTCGTACGCGAGGACCAAGCGGGGGACGACCTCGTTGGAGATGTCGCCGCCCTGCATCAGGGTCGCTCCGCCTCGCGGAGCGGGGTATTAAGTCGGCTGGCGTTGTAGGGAGTCAACAAATCATGCTGCACGGCGATCTTCTCCAACCATCGTGATGGTGGTGAAGGCCCCCTGAATGAAGGAGGCCATGGACGGGTTGTAGAGGTCGCCCCACTTGCTCGGCGGGACGTTCGAGGTGATGAGCGTCGGACGGGCCTCGCGGTGCCGAAGGCGCAGGAGCGCGTCCAGCTCGTTCTCGGCGTAGCCGGTCTTGGTCCGGTGCTCCTTGCCGACGTCGTCCAGGAGCAGCACGGGGGACGTACGGACCGAGACGAGGGTGTCTTCGATCTCCCACCAGCGGTGTGCGGCTTCCGGCTCCTTGCGGTCGGCCAGCCCACGCTGCTCGTTGGTCTGCTTGATGTAGTCGGCGTACGCGATGAAGTGCACCGGCACGCGGCGGGAGTGGTAGCACTCCAGGAGCGTGGCTGTGGCCAGCGAGGTCTTGCCGGTGCCAGGGGGGCCCACGAACATCAGGCCCTTCCCGATCTGGCTCCAGTCCTCCGGGTAGTTCGCGATGGGCCGCTTGTCGGTGACGTAGTGGTCCTGGAGGTTGCTCACGAACTCCTCACAGACGGTCTTGAACGAGGAGTCGCAGGAGGAAAGCCGGAGGTGCCGGTAGTAGGCGGGGATGCCGTACTCCTTGTAGCGCAGGGCGTGGACCCGGGGGTCGGTAGCCAAGGTGGCCTCCTTGATGTGGTGGTGGTTCAACGCTCAGGAGGCTACCACAGATTACGGCTTTAAGAACGCGTATCTAGGAAGACGTAAGGGGCGAGCCGCCGTAGCAGCCCGCCCCTGGGGGTCAGGACCAGTAGTCCGCGTCGTAGCGGGTGTCCTCCACCTGCTGGACCTTCTCGACCTTGCCCAGCCGCTCCGTCAACAGCCCACGGGCGCCGAGGAAGTCCTTCCAGGCCGGATGGTTCTCCGAACGGTTCCAGGAGGACGACCAGTAGGTGATGATCATCTGCCGGATCACCTCCCGTTCCAGACCCTCCCGCATCCACCTGCCGAACTGCCCGGTGAGGGCTCCGAGGTTGACCGGGCCGGGTACCGGATGACCTACCTCCTTGGCCCGCGTCTCGAAGAAGTGGGCCAGGACCTCAGACGGCCGCTGGGAGCGCTTCTCACGGGGTCGCCGGACCGGAGGGGCCAGGTCGCCGTCCGAGGCCGGGAGATCGCCGTACAGACTGAAGGACGGGGTGTCCTCACCAAGGGCCTGGGCCACGACGAACGCCGGGTCGAGTTCTTTCTCCGCCAGGGCGGCCTCCTCGGCCTGCTGCTTCCGGGTCTTCTTCCTCGGCCGGTAGACAGGCTTTACCGCGTCCCACCCTCGCCCGCCTGGCTTCAGTGAGGTCTCCTCAGCCTGGTCAGGATCTGACCGTGCCGACCGGCGCGGTGGAGAAGACGTAGTCTTCTCTATTTCTCTACTACTACTAGTAGTTAGGTAGTTAGACAGTAGGGGAGCGCCTGAAAACCCGTCTTCGGAAGCACTCTCGGGAGTTGGTATATCCCAACTAGTTTCCGACGACTGGGAATCCGTCTCCGGAACCACCTCCGAAGTCGGGTTTTCAGGCTCCGGAAAGTCCCGCACGATCGTGACCGTTCGCCACAGCCACTTGCCCGACTCCTCGTCGCGGTACTGCTCCCGCTCCTGGTCCATGTAGCCCAGGTCCCGGAGTTCCTTGAGGGCGGTGCGCACAGCGTCGCGGCCCTCCTTACCGTGCGCGGGTAGGTCGGTGGTGCGGGTCTCCCAGTCGTCCGGCTTGGCCAGCAGGAAGGCCAGCACGCCCCGGGCCCGGAAGGACAGGCGGTGGTCGCATAGCGTCGAGTTAGGGATTGTTGTGTATCCCTTGGTGCGCTTGACGCGGAGGATGCTCACTCGGCGGCTCCGAATCCGCCGTTGATATTAAGTCGGCTCGACATGTTAGGTTCTTCCCATCTCGGGGTTTGTGGTGGGCCTCGGGGTGTGGTGGGCAAAAGCCCCCGGCAGTGAATTGAGGTCTCGAACCTCTTCAGCGCCGGGGGCTTTTGCGTTACTCACTCCGAGTCGAGTTCGAGGCCCTTCTCCTCGATCTCCGCCCGGGTCAGGTGTACGACCTTCTGTCCGGCCGGGATACGGCCACGGCCGCGACGGCTGTAGTTGCCGTCCTCATCGACCAGGAACGCGAACGTCTTGGACTCGTCACGCGGACGGCCACGGCGACGGCGCCCGGAGGTCTGCTCCTCCTCCGGCTCCTCGGCCTTCTCTTCGGCCGCCTTCGGCTCCTCGGGAGCCTTCTTCTCTACGGTCTCCGGCAGGGTATTAAGCGCCTTGCGCAGCAGTTCGGTCAGCGGGCGCTCACGCACGTCGGCCTGATTGATGACTGCGTTGCGCTCGTCCTCCAGACGGAACGACTTGTAGGCACCCTCCAAAGCGGCACGCACGAGCAGGAGGTCGATCTCCGCGTCGGCGACCGGCTCGGACTTGCTCTGGACCTTCTGAGCGGCGCGGCTGATCTGCTGCTCCAGGTCCTCATCCTCCTGCTGCTCCTGGGTGTCCTGCTCGACCGGGTGCTCTTCCGGCTCCGGCTCAGGGTCGGCCTTGCGACCGCGACGGCCGCGCTTGGGCTCCTCCGTCTTGGGCTCCTCCGCCTTGGGGGCCTCTTCCTCCGGCGCCTCCTCGGTCAGCGGCTCCTCCTCCGGCTCGACCTCTTCGGGCTCGGCTCGGCGGCCACGGCGACGGCCGCGCTTGGGGGCCTCCGGCTCGGGCTCGGGCTCCGGCTGCGGCTCCTCCTCCGGCTCCTCGGCCTGCGGCTGCTCACCGAAGGAGATGTCGTCGAGTCCGGCGGTGAGGTCCTTGGCCTTGATGCCCGCCTGGTCGGCGGCGTCCAGGAGGAGTTCGGCTTCCTCGCTGCCCTCGTCGCCCCACAGCAGGATGACGTGGACCTCGTCGCCCACGCTGTCGGCCTTCTTCAGCAGGTCAACGACACCGGCCGTGACGTTGGCGACGTGGATGGTCTCCTCGGCGTCCTTGAGGAACTGCTCGGTGGCGCGGCTGCGCTTGTTGTCAGCGACGGCGACGTAGGGCAGGTCGGCCTTTTCGGCCCAGCCGAGGATCGCCTCCAGGCCGTCGGACAGGTGCTCCCGGGTGATCGGGAAGATGAGGTTGACCTCGCGGTCGCTCGGCTCGAAGAAGCCGTCCTTGTCCTCGTCGCCGAAGCCGAGCCAGTCGTTGAGCAGGTCCTTGACGTTCTCGGGGTCGATGTCGGCGGAACCAGCGAAGGCCAGGGTGATGGGCTGCTTGCTCAAGTCTGCTCCAGTGTTGGTGTGGTGGCCGCCGTGATCGGCAACAAGGAAGACCTTAGTCATTACGGCTTCTAAAAGCAAGAAAACCCCGCTTGTCTAGCGGGGTTTTGCTTGTGCTTGACAATCAAGGAAGGTCGGGGACTCTCCGCCCGGTGTTCGGGTGCCTGCGAGGCAGGCGCAGGGAGGTCGCCTCGCCCCCGCTGCCTCGTACCTGCGCGTGCAGTACGGCTACGACTCCGGCAGCCGCCGCAGCGGCCAGCCACGGGCCGGGAACGCGCTGCGCCTCGTAGGCCAGGCCCACGACCACGGGAGGCTGAAGAGCAGCCGGTAGAGCGACGGGCAGGGCGTCGCGCAGCCACTCCCACGCGGTGAAGGTGGCGAAGGCGATCAGCAGCAGCCGGAACCAGTCCATGATCAGATCGCCCTCGGGCCCAGGCCGCCCGTCTGCGGCTGTGGCTGCACGGGGACGGCGTTGTCGACGGCCGTGACGATGGCCGGGACGACAACGGGCTCGAAGTGCTGGACGACCGCGCCGACGACGGGGATCTCCTCGGCCGCCTTGACGGCCTCCTCCACGCCGGACTGCACGACGTCGGTGCTCAAGGGGAAGTCATTGGTGATGCCCTGCTCGTCCTCGGCCAGCTCGGCCGCCTGCGCCACCTTGAAGTACCGCTCGACGTCGGCGCCGTGGGTATTAAGTCGGCTCTCGGCCTCGGACACGAACAGGTTCTGGAGCGCGCCGAACCAGGAGTACTTCTTCAGCAGGGAGTGGTAGAACGCGGTGCCGGACAGCCAGGCCAGGAACGCAGCGATCACAGCGGGCGCCCACACGAAGTTCGACGGGTCGGCCTTGTAGGTGGCCAGCGAGCCGGTGGCGACGGCCAGCACGCCGTGCGCAAGGCCCTTGACGGTGGAGTTGGTCGACGGCTTGGTGAACACCGCCACGATGGCGGGCAGGACCAGGCCGACGGCGAGGGCCGCCACGTCGGCGTAGTTGGTAAGCATGGGGATCCTTACGGGTCGTGGTTACTGGGTAGGCAGAACGGCGTACTGAGGCACGGCCGCCGTGATTCCCAAAGGAACATTCTCTTCGAGCAGGGTGCGGATCAGGTAACTGCGCTCGATGTAGTTCTCGTAGAAGTACGCGCGGGCCAGGTTGGGGCTGCCGCCCTGCTCCCACAGGTAGTCCTCGCCCATCGAGCCGTCGAAGTAGTCGCGGACGGCGGTGCCCTCCTCGACCAGGACGCCGTCGACCCAGAAGATGCTGGCCGTGGCCGGGGCCATGGTGCTCTTGAGCACGTTCATGCCCACGTACATCGAGGACGACGGGGTCGTGAAGGTGACGTACACCGTGCGCCAGCGCTTCTGGGCCGGGTCCGTGCGGTTGGCTGCCTGCCTCCACTTCACCGCGCCCTTCTGCACCGAACCCGCCCCGGACCAGGGGGCGATGTCCCCGCAGCCCTGGGCGATGGCCACGCGGGCGCTCATGGTGTACGTGCGCCCCGGGATCATGCCGGACACCTGGAAGGACAGTCCGCTGTCTGCCGTGGCTGTGCTGGGCACGGTGACCTTGAGGGCCTGGGTACCCCGCCAGCAGAATGCGTCCGTCGCGTGGGCGGCCTGGCCGGTCGGGCTGTAGCCGGTGAGTCCGCTCTCGAAGTTGGGGTTGGTCGCGTAGTTGAGGCGGGTCGGCTTGATGATGGCCTGGATCTCGCGGGCGTTCTGGTAGACGCTCGGCCCGGTCGAGCCCACCGGCAGAGCCTCCAGTTGCACCGCGTCGAGGATCTGGTGCTTGTTCGCCGACATGCTCGCGAACTTGAACCCGACGGAGGCGTACGCGGCCCGCTTCCAGGCGTAGCCGCCACCGGAGACCGGGTAGTCGACGGGGCCGGTGAACGCGGCGTAGGGGCGGCTGTAGGAGCCAGCGACGGCCGACTTCAGCGTGCCGGAGTTGATGCCGGTCCACGCCATGGCCGGGTCGATACCCGCGTAGGGGTAGTGGGAGAAGTCCTTGAACGCTGCGGCGGGTGCCTTCACTCCGGCCGAGAGGTGACCCTGGAAGGAGATCTGACCGGCCTCGGGCGCCAGCGGCTGCGGGCGCGGGATCTTGATGGCCAGCGTGCCATCCAGGGTGACCAGTCCACCGAGCGTGGGGCCAAACACCCGGAACCGTCGGCCGACGATGCTGCCGGAGAAGGAGACGGTCGGTGACCAGTCGTCGTCGTTGACGAAGGTGAGGTTGTACGTGGTCATCAGGTCACCACCAGTCCGACCTTGGTGGCGGTGCTGAACGTGGAGTTAGTAATGGTGAGCACCTGAGTTCCGTTCCTCTGCACGGTGATGTTGCTGCCGGAGAAGGCGACCGTGATGCGGTCTCCGTCCAGGAAGGTCTGGGAGTAGGCGTAGGTGGCGACCCAGGATCCGGCCTCGATGCGGTGGAGTCCTGTGCGGCCCGCTCGCCAGTAGTTGGAGGAGTCCTGGAGCCGGAACACCGCACCCTGCCGCAGCGCGTTCGACGGGCTGGTGAGGAACGTTGCCGCCACCGTTCCGTCTGCGTGGCCGGGGATGGTGGCGATGGACGCCGTGGCTCCCACCGGGTAGGCCGATCCGCCCGCGTAGCCGCCGGAGGTCCACTGGCCCAGCGTTTCAGTCCAGGAGGCGCCGCCCAGGTCGCTGGTGCGGGTGGTCCAGTCGGCCCAGCCCTGGCTGAAGGAGTCGAGCACGTTGTAGGCCGGGACGGCGTCGGAGTACAGGGAGGTGATCAGTGCGCCGTGGGAGTCGTAGTACTCGACGAACGGGTACACGTTGACCTGCTCGCCGGAGTACGCCTGCGCGTAGCCGGACAGGCACATCTGCACGCGGTCGTCGTAGCCCAGCGGGGTCCACTGCGCGTTGGCCGTCGGGGTGATCGGCGGGGTGACATTCAGGGACGCGGTGAGCGCCTGGTAGACACGGCCGTGGTAGATGACCATGTCGCCGGGCTGGTAGTCGGTGTTGTTGTCCCACGCCTGCCACGTGTACGGCACGGGGACGCCGTACAGGACCGGCTGCTGTGGGTCCATCGTCGCCTGGCCGGACAGGCGGCCGACGGAGCGCACACCCATAGTGGCGACCGAGCCGCCGGAGTTGGTGTTGCGTACCCACAGCGCGTTCCCGGCTTTGTCGTTGGGGTCGGTCGGGTTCTGCACGCCGATGCCGACCAGGACGCCGCCCGAGCCCGGGGAGACGCCAGCGGTAAAGGAGATCTCCTCCCAGCCCGCGACGTGTCCGCTGGCGTCGACCAGGGTGGAGTCGGTGCCGTACGCGACGACGGTCCAGTACGAGTTGGAGGCGTTGGTGCCGGTGGGTGCCTGGGCCTGTCCGTACGCGCCGGAGGGGCCCGCCTGGTACAGGTACGAGCCGAACTCCACCTTGTCGCCGGTGGCGTAGTTCACGCCCGAGTCCCACTGCGGGAACGACGGGTGGTCGAAGTCGGCCTGGTCGTCGGAGAGCATGAGGTTGTCGCCGATGCTCAGGTCCGAGTCGTAGCCGGTGGTCTCGGAGATGACCGAGCGGATCTGCTCCAGGGTGCCCTTCTGGCGGCCGAGGGTGGCCGCGTCGCGTACGCGCTGCCGGAAGAGGTAGGCGGGTGTCGATGCCTCGTACTGGATCCCGAACTGGTTGGCCAACTGGGCGATGTTGTCGAAGCGCGTACGCATCGCGTCGTTGGTGTACCGGTTGGAGTCGTAGTAGCTCTTCACGATGTCGAACCCGAACCCGAAGATCGACAGGAACGGGTTCAGGTAGGGGTTGGCCGTGTTGGAGTCGTCCGTGAGGTTGTTGCCGGGCTGGACGTCGACCTTGTAGTGCTCGGGGATCAGGTCGTAGAGCAGCTCGGTGTAACCGTTGTTCTTCGGCATCAGGCACGAGACGGTGCCTGCCCGGGACCACTGGCCGGACGCGGAGATGAAGATCGTGTAGTACAGCCAGTGACCGCCGACCACGCCCTTGTCGGAGAACGAGGTGGCGGCGTGGGTCTGGTCGATCAGGATCTCGCCGTCGTTCTCGTTGACCGCCCAGCCGTACCGGTTGCGGATCAGCCGCAGCGAGTCCCACGATCCGGCCGGGGACTTCCAGTCCAGGAGCACGGTGGAGTAGTCCACGGGCGTGGCTGTGAACGGGCTGACGTCGAAGTCCGGATGGATGTCCGTCCCGTAGTTCGCCAGCCCGTAGATGCCCTGTCCGTATGTGCCCACCTCACGCCTCCCGGATCATGACCGCGCTCAGGTGCAGGTTCTGGAGTTGCAGGGTCTTGGTGGTCAGCGGGTGGTAGAGGGTGAGGTCGATGGCCTTGCCTGCGGTGACCCAGCCCTGCCAGCCGATGTGCATGTGGGTGTTGCCGTCGGAGATGGGCGGGAGGTCCTGGGACATCACCTGGCTGCCACCGACCGCGATGTTGATCTGCCGGTCGGCGCCTGTGGCCAGAGAGCCGGTCGCGTTGGCCCACATGACGCGTCCGAATACGATCCACCAGCCGGTGCGGTTGGCCGTGATCGAGTGCCCGTTGAACAGTCCCTCGGGGTCCTGAGACGCTGACGGCCGGGTGAAGGAGATCGTCTTGGTCGCGCCGCCCTTGACGGAGTCGGACGTCTTGGACACGTAGCACGCGGGTATGCCGCGCCCGCGCTGGATCGCGTCGAGCCGGGCCGCGACGGAGGCGTAGGTGTTGGTCTTCATCTTCAGCCCGGTGTCCTGGTGCGGCATGATGCCCAGGGTCTGCTGAAGGGCCAGCACTTCGTCCTGGAGGTTGTTGACGTGCGACGCGTCGATGTCCTCCACCAGGTTCTTGTGCACGGTGAAGGACTTGTACTGCTTGGGGTAGACGGCGGCCATCAGCCGATCCCTCCGGTCATCGTGATGTTGGAGATGTTGCCGATCTTCGGGATCTCCCAGGCGCGCATGACGATGTCGGCGGTTCCCGTCTGGGCTGCGTCGGCGCGGGCGGTCATGGGGATGCTGGCGTAGCGGACCCCATCCACATTCAAGATCGTCTTGTAGAAGTCGGAGAGGGTCAGGCGCATGCCGAAGTCGACGTTGGCGAAGGAGAGCATCGTCTTCAGCGCCTGCTGCACGTCGTAGAGGACAGAGGCCCGGGAGTAGCGGGGCCAGCACTCGATGGTGATCGGGTTCGAGGAGTTGCCGACGTTCACGTTGACCGTGGTCGGGCCGGACACGGTGACCGTGGTGCCTGCCAGGGCCTTGGCCTGGAGGGTGGTCTGCACGTTCTGGAGCGTGGTCGTGCTCGGGGCGCCTCCGTCGGAGCCGATGACGAACACCGAGACCGAAGTGTAGGTCGACGCGATGGCCTTGGCCCGGACAATGCCCGGGGTGGTCAGCGCGAGGTCGGAGAAGTCGGTCAGGGTGACGCAACGGTCCTGAGTGCGGAAGATGCGTGGGGCGTTGGCGCGGATCTGGTCGTTGGTCTCCGGGTCGGCCCCGCCGGACATGGCGGAGGAGACCGCGTTGCCGCTGGCGTCCTGCGAGAAGGTGACACCGGGCAGGGTGGAGTCCGCTATGGCGTTGACCACGCCCGCATTCACGTTGCCGACCGTCCCGCCGCCCACGCGGTAGGTGGCGTAGATGGTCAGGTTGGTGATCGGGATGGCGCCGTTGATGTTGTCGCCGAACCTGATCCACGTGGCGCCGGAGTCGTCCAGGAACGTAGTGAAGACGCGGTCGCTCGGGTCGGCGTCCACGATGTAGTCGATGTACGTCCACTCGGTGAGGGTGTCGACGTCGTCCACGTACACGTGCACCGTGCCGCCGATGACGGGCACGTCAGGCAGCCGGAACTCCTGCACCGGCACGCCCGAGCTGGTGCCGACGTTGACCTGGGTGCGGGTGACGCCCTGGGTGACCGAGACGGTTGCGGTGCCGCCGTTCTTGGGCACGGTGACGTCGGTGTTGGTCTCGTACGTGATCGGCGCGTCGATGGACTCGACGTAGTCGGTGACGACCTGGGTGCCCGCAGGCACGGTGACGGCCGGGCCCGGGTTGGACGTCTGGAACGTGACCGTGCCTGTCGCAGGCACACCGTTGCTCACCGGGTACCCGAGGAGGTCTGCGATCTGGAGCAGAGACAGGCGCTGCGTCGCAGTCGGCAGGAACGACTCCTGCTGGAGACGGTCGCCGTAGTAGGACAGGTTGTCGCCGAGGTAGGAGAACATCTCGACCATGAGCACGCCGAAGTCGCCCTCGGAGGAGGGCACCCACTGAGGGAAGGCGCGCGAGGCGAAGTCCAGGAGACTGGTCTTGAAGCCCTCGTAGTCGCGGGACGTGTAGTCCACAGCCGGGTTGTCAGCCACTGATGACCTCGCTTACGGTGCCGCCGACCCGGACGACTGCGGTGTTGGACTGGAGAGCCAGGCTGGAAGGGGATGCCCCGTCCTCGCGGCGGATGTAGTCGACCTCGATACGCGCGAGGGACTGCTGCGTGGAGTCCGGGATAGGGGTTGCCCTCTGGAGGACTACGCCGGGCTCGTACGTATTGAAAGCCGTGGTTACGGCACGGCTGATCTCCTGCGCGACAAAGGACGCGTCAGGGTCGAACAGCAGATCAGCCACGGGAACCCCGTAATCCGGGAGCATGACCCGCTCCCCCGGCTGCGTGCCGATGAGCGCATTCACATGCTGGGCGATCTGCCTGTCCGGATTCGTCTCGACGGCGATTGTCCCGTCGGACGCTAGGCGAAACGGAAATGCAATCTCGGTAGGCATGCTTGCATTCTCCCAGGAATGCCTACCGAGATTGCATTTCCGTCCTCAGATCAGAAACCCGGGAACGCCATGGCAGCGTCCGCAACAACCCGCTCGTTGTTCGTAGCAAGGTCTCCGTCGATCTGCTGTCGCGCGGCGTTGTAGTCCACCGAGGCCTGGTTGTACCGGGGGTTCACCGCCTCCTGGTTCTGGTACTGCTCCCATCCGATCCAGTTGTCCCGGACGTACGCCTTGAACGCGTACGCCAGGAGTTCGGTGTCACCCAACTCGGTGTCGGTGTAGATGCCGTGGAAGGCGGTGGCCACTCTCGGCCAGTACTCGTCGGGAATGGTGATCGTGATGTCGGCCATTAAAGGGACGTCCTCACTACTTCGTGTATGTGATTTTGAGTTGTGGAGGGTGGGTGTCACCGACACCGTCGAAGATCCCGTAGTAGGTCTTGTCGGTGCTGGAACCAAGATCCGCACCCAGCGTGATTCCACGATACGGGGTCGTAGCGTTCCAAGTTGAATTCCAGGACGACGGAAGGGTTACCCACTTACCGGCACCTACCGGCCACGAGGTGACCGTCAGGTTATTGGCCCAGGTGACACCCGAAGGGATATTCAACTGAGTGTGAGCGCCGATATGTGCCGTACCACCACCGTTGTAATACCAGTGGTTGGCGTAGAGGTATATCTCGACCTTGGAGACCTTCGCCGAGGAACCCATGTCGGTGTACGGCTGGGAGCCGAATCCGACCATCGACTTCTGCGTGCCCCAGGTGCCGGAGTAGTAGCCCTGGTACATGGTTCCGTCGGTGTTGCCCGCGTTGCCGAAGCGCCGTGACCAGACAGCGTTGTAGGTCTTGGTGTACGTCTTGGTCGCCGTGACCGCCGCGCCTCCTGTGTTGTAGACACCGCCCTCGGGAACGGCCGGGCCGATGTCCTCGACGTAGAAGTCCGAGGACTGCGCGGGGTTGTAGTTGCGCAGGCCCCAGCCGGTGGCGTTGCCCGAGTGGATGGTTGCGGTCCAAAGGATCCGGTGGTCTCCAGGGGCCAGGGCCGTGGTGCTGCTGTACAGGCCGCCCGCGTCGGAGGAGCAGACGATGATGCCCTCCGTGGTGGTGGTGCCGTCCGTACCCCCGCCGTCGTAGTACATGCCGAAGTGGCGGCAGACGATCGGGTCCGTCACTCTCGGGCTGGCCCCGGTAGGGCTCCAGATCGTGCACCCGTTGACCGTCGCCGCCGTGGCGGCGACGTTGACTCGGTTCTCCAGCACCTGGTTGCCCGTACCGCCGTTGAAGTCGAACTGGGACCGGGCGACGATGCGGTACATGCGGCCCTCGACGGCCGTGAAGGCCAGCTCGATCAGGCCGGTCTCGGTGGTGTAGTAGGTCGTCGAGGTCGGCCTACTGGTCCAGCCGCGTTCGTAGGTGACTACGCCCCACGGCATGTTCCACAGCAGGTCGGAAAGTTCCTTGCCCTGGTACCAGAGTTGTCCGGTGGGGTCGTCGCTGGTCGCGCCAGCAGGCCTCTGCGGGGTCCACAGGGAGTTGAAGGTGCCGACGCCGTTGGAGTCGATGGCCGCCTTTCCGCCCGCGAAAGTGGCGTGGGCGTTGTCCGTGGTCAGTTCGGTGGCCAGCGTGCCGTCCTCAGCGAACAGCCGGATGCCGCCTGCGGAGATGTCGGTGGCGCCGAAGCCCTCACGCATGACGAGGATGTCGTCCACGCAGATGTAGGAGAAGACCGTGGTCGACAGCCCGTACGAGCCGGGGTTCAACTGCTGGAAGGAAACTCGCGCCCACACTGCGCCGGTCGGGATGGTGGCCTCGAAGAGGTCTTCCACGTAGGTCGCGGCGTTGTAGGTCACGTCGTTGGTGCTGGCCATCTGGTCGGTCCAGGTGACCTTGTCCGGACTCGTCTCGAAGGTGATGTGGAGATGGCCGATGCCGTAGTACCAATACCGGAACATGTACGTCGCGCCAACGACGACCTGGAAGGGTGTGCTGGTGGCCGTCGCGGTACCGGTGTTCTTGACGCCCAGGGCTAGCTTGCCCTGTCCGGAGCGTGCCGGGTATCCGCCCTCGCCGACCTCGATCTTGGCCACCGTGGTGGCCAAGGTGCTGTCGCTCTGGGCAAGGGTCCAGCCGGTCTTGGAAGTGTCCTCCAGGCCGCCATTGGTCACCAGGTTTCCGGTGATCGTGCCCAGCGTAAGGTGCTGTGCGGCGACGTTGCCGAGGTTGATGTTGGCGGAGCCCACCTGGCCGGTCTCGACCACCTCGATGGTGAAGACGTCGAGTTCGGCCGTGCCCGTTCCCCCGGTGTAGTTCAGGTACAGGCAGGGGCTGATGTACTTCACGTTCTGGTGCAGGGTGGCCGGTGCGGTCGGGGTGTTGGCTGTGTTGCCTCCGGTGGGGGTTGCGGAGACGCCCTTGATGTATCCGGTGTAGGTAACCCATCCGCCGCCCGTGGTCAGGGAGACTCCCTTGGCCGCGACGTAGTGCTGGCTGGAGACGGCGTTGGCGCCGCTGATGTTGACCAGGGTCACGCCGTCGGCCGCGATGCCTGTGACGCCCGCGTAGAAGTTCTGGTTGGTGCCTGGCGTGGAGTTGTCGACGGTCTGCCGGACCCGGCAGGTGACGCGGTAGGTGACGGTCGGGTCGAAGGGTATGAGCAGGTCCGGGCGATAGGCGCCCTGGATGTAACCGGCGCAGCGCATGATGTAGCCGCCGGAGGCCGCGTCGGTGACGGCCACGGTGGTCATGGTGCCGGTGGAGGCGTTGAGCCACTTCGTGGCGTTGTTGCCGAAGTCGTAGAACTTCTGGCCGACGGTGGCCTGGAGTCCGGCGCTGAGTTTGTCGACGGTCAGCGTTCCGGCCTTGATGCTGTTCGCGTCCAGGTTGGTGACGCTTACCAGGCTCGCGTCGATGGTGCCAGTCTTGATCGAGCCGCCGCTGATCGTGGTCGTGGTCGGGATGGTTCCGTTGCTCAACTGCCCGGCGGGGACGCTGACGCTCGCGCCGATGGAGCCGGTGACTGTGGTAGCGCTGCCTGCGGAGGTCGCCGAGGTAGCCGTGGTCGCGGTTGTGGCGCTGGATACTGTTCCAGTGACCTGTGCGCCGGGGACGGCGACGCCCGCGCCGATGGATCCCGTGACGGTCCCTGCGCTGCCCGCTGAAGTTGCGCTGCCTGCCGTGGTAGCGCTCGCGACCGTACCGCTCACGTTGCCGCCACCGATGACCAAGTTGGTGGCGTCGATCTGGGTGGCGGTCAACTTACCGACGGTGATCTTCGAGGCGTCGATGCTGGCGATGACACCGCTCTGGGCCGTGATCGTTCCGGCTGCCATCTGGTTGGCCGTGATGGTGTTCGCCGCGATCTGATTGGCCGTGATGGTGTTGGCAGCCAGCCGGTCACCTGTGATGGACCCGGCCAGGATCTGCACGGAGGTGAGCGTCCCCGAGGTGATCTTCGAGGCGTCCAGCGATCCGGTCGCGATGCGCGCTGCGTTGAGCGTGCCGACGTTGATCTTGCCTGCGTCGAGGTCGGCGATCTTGGCGTTGTTGATGGCCGCGTCGGCGATCTGTGCGTTGCCGATGGCGCCATTGATGATCTTCGCCGAGCCGATCGTGGCGTCGGCCATCTGCGCGCCGGTCACCGCGTTGTTGGCGATGTTCGTGGTGCCGACGGCCAGGGCCGCCAGCTTGCCTGCCTCGACCGCGCCGTTGGCGATGGCCTGAGCGTTGACCGCCCCGGTGGCCAGCTTGGTGCTGTCGATGGCGCCGACTGCGATCTTCGCGGCCGTCAGCGAGGCGTCGAGGATGTCCTGGGCGACGGCCTGCTTGGGGGTGTCGGAGTTCGAGCCGGACGGCGCCGAGGCGATACCGACCTTGGAGTAGGCCACCAGTCGGTAGTAGTAGGCGTTGGCGTAGTTCTGGATGGAGTCGTACAGGAAGTCCGGGCCGGGCAGGGTACCCACGACGACGGGGTTGGAGAATGCCGAGGTGGTGTCCCGCTGCACCTGCACGTGGGAGAAGATCGCGGGCATCGCGGTGCCGGTGTTGTCCTTGCCGTCCCAGGTGACACGCAGGCCACCGAGCACGCCGACGACCCCCGGCGCGGAGGGCACCGGAGGCGGGGTGGACGCGGACGCCGTGGTGAGGTTGGCGCTCGCCCACAGGGATGTGTTGCTGCTGATGTCGAAGGCCGCGACCCTCACGTAGAGGGCCACGCCGGTATTAAGCCCGTCGAGGAGGACGAGATCCTCCGTGGTGACGAAGCCGCCGCTCCAGTTGCTGTTGTCGTAGGAGGTCTGGAGCAGGTAGTGGGACAGGTCGGTGAGTGCAGTGCCGTCTTGGTTCTCCGTGGGCGGGGTCCAGCTCGCCGTCACGCGGGCCCGGGTGGCCCCCTCGTTGGTGACGTACTGCACCGTGGTGAGGGTGAGCGCGGTCGGCTGCTTGGGCGGCAGCACATCGAGGGTGTCCCCGGTCGGGAGGTTGTCGACAGCGTCCTGGACGTCCTTGATCCCGAGCGGGGAGTAGACCGGCTTGGTGATGTCACCGCCGGAGAACTGAACCCACAGCGTCTGGCCGACCGGCGGGACGGTATTGGTCGGGGAAGCGGGTGAAGCCCAGGCGCTTTCGGCGTTTCCGAGTACCTGTGGAATGAGCATGGTCACGCGTGCTTCATTCAGCGGGTCCTGGTTATTGGCAACGCTCGCCCGGTACATGCCCAGCACCGGATCAGCCGACATTGATGTCCTCCAGAAGACTCGATTCCCAGAACTGCTTGTTCCTCAGCACAGCCGGGACGGTGTCGAACTTGAATCTCTTGTTCGCATCGCTTCGGAATGTTACCGCGTAGGGCTGGTCCCTTTCCGCATCCACGGTCGTGGTGAATATCCAGCCAGTGCTCTTGTTGTCGCGGTTGATGACGTGCTTGGTGCCGGTCACCATCCAGCGGCCCTTGTTGTCGGCGGAAACGGAATTGCCACCGATACCGACCAGCGTTCCCGGGGTGACCCTCGCCGTCCCGTACAGGACGGCCGTCATCGTGACCCAGCCCCGAGAGGCCAGGGTGCGTGCTTCCATGAGGGCCTGCGCGTCGGCGTAGTTGTCCACGGCCCGGACAGTGGTGATGTTGTTAAGGAAGGCGGCCGTTCCGGAGTCCGCCGTGGACGACGCCTTGATGACCTTTCCGGTCTTGGCGTCGAGCCCGGAAATGGCAGAGGTCCCGGTCGTCCCGTTGCTCCGTGGAATCATCGTTCCGGTCAGGATGGAAAGACTCTGGAGGCTGTCCTGTATTCCAGCCTGCTGATTCTTGTTGAACACGGGAGTGTCCTGGGTGTGCTGCCCGACGAGGAGAATGCGAGGGTCCAGGAAATACAGGGTCGTCCCCTCGACCCAGAACCTAAATCCCGTCTCGTCCGCCAGGTCGTTTACCAATTTAAAGTCCGACTGACCGGCCTGCGCCCAGTAGGTCAGGCGCCGGGCGGACGGGGAGATAACGGTACGCAGTCCGTTGTCCTTCCCCACCTGCCGGACGATCGACGTCGGACTGACGTTCTTCCAGGACCGGGTGCGCTGGGTGTTCATCGGCAAGGTGGTGCCAATGCAGATGTAACGGACCACCACGTGCTGTGCGTCGGACGACGCCAGCTCGCTGGAGTGGTGCACATAGCCGTACCAGCGCGCCACGTCGTTCGGGGCGCGGCCGAAGTCGAGCGTGACCGGGGTCAGCTCCTGGTAGGGCTTCTTGGAGGTCGGGGCCGTGGAGACGTCGATGATGGCCATGGAGTGCACGCCGTAGCCCTCGCGGACCTCGACGCGGGAGATGTAGCCGGAGACGTTGCTCGCGCCCATGAGCAGCCGGGTGACGGGGGCTTTCTCAGACACTGGGGATCCTGATGATCTGGCCCGGGGTAAGGACGTCCCACGTCATAACCTCGGGGTTGGCATCGGCGATGCTCCACCACAGCAGCGGGTCGCCGTAGTAGTGCTCGGCGAGCAGGTCGATCCGGTCGGACGCCGTCACCTGGTGGTAGGTGAAGGTGAAAGACCACTCCTGCTGCTGGCTGGGCACGACCGTGAGATTGGTGCCCCGCGAGGAAGAGACCAGCGCGAGGTTGGAGTCCTTGTAGCGCGAGGTTGCGGAGATCACCGTCCGGCCTTTCCTGACTTGTTGTTCTGCGGGTTGAGGACGCTGGGGTTCGCGTACTTCGGGACGATGCTGATGGGCTTCGTGCGGCCGTTCGTCTTGGCGGTGTTCCTCGGGAGCAACTGCATGGTGATGCTCACCTGGCACCGCGACGGGATCATCGACGACGTCCAGTGGGTGTACTGGACGTCCAACTCCTGGATCACGCCGTAGTAGTCGAGTTGTTCACCGAAGACCACGTACACCGGCACCCACAGCATCGGGCCCGTCGCGGACTTGGTGAACGAGCCCTTGCTGTAGGACAGGTCGGTGTCCGACAACTTGGAGTCGGTATCGCCGCTCACGGACACGTTGGAGGCGATACCGGTGATCTTGTAAAGGGCCAGCACGTCGTAGGCGACGCCCATAGTGGCGACGTCGTACTGGCTGGCCTTGTCCACCTTCGAGGAGTCCCACAGTTCGTAGGTGCGGTCGAAGAGCAGGTCGAACTGGACCGTCTGCGACAGCGGCAGGATCGCCGTACCGGCCGACACGTCGTTGGGGTCGATCGCGTTCTGGTCGGCGAGGACGTTGGTGTTGATCGAGTGCGAGACCGTAACGACGCTCGGGTTGTACAGGAAGTTGCACCGGTAGCGGGATCCCTTGACCGCCTTGTCGGTGATGATCCATCCCCGGGTCAGGCTGGCCTGGTAGGTTCCCCCACCGGATCCCGGGCCCGCGTAGATCCACGTCGGGATGCTGGTGATCCGGGGATCGAACGCCCCGTTGTCTACGATCTTGGTGGCCATCAGACAGCCACCCAGGTATTAAGACGCATATCAGTTCCCTGCCGCGATGAGGTTGATACGGGAGTCCTCCGCCAGCGCGTTGATGAACTGCTGGGCAGCGTCCCGGGCGGCCTGCTGGTCCATCACGCCCTGGACCTGGATCACAACGGACCCGGAGTTGAAGTTGAGTTGAGCGGCCTTGGCGGCCGAGGTATTAAGCCCGCCGGACAGTGGGGTGTTACTCGCCAGCGCCTGACGGACGGCCTCGGCCTGCGCGGCCGGAATGATCATCTCGCCCTTGTGGATACGCGCCGTCTGGTCCACGTCGATGTTGGTCGAGCCGACCGCGTACCCCTTGTAGCCACCACCGTTGTTCATGGACTTGATGCCGGGCACGTTGTCCAGCGAGTGGTAGCGGGACTCCGCGTAGCGCACGCCCGCGATGATGTTGTCGACCGGGTTCCAGATGTCCTTGTGACCCTTGAGCGACCACCGGTTGAAGGTGGAGTCGATCGTCTGCATGATCCCCTTGGACGGATGTCCGGCCTTGGCGTTGGAGTCCGTTTTGTTGATCGCCCGGGGGTTGCCGCTGGACTCGTGCTGGATCATCGTGTTGACGATCGACTCGTTGCGCTTGTTGTCCTGGTGCAGGAGCCCGAGCGCGGACTTGATCCACGTCTTGACGTTGCCCGTGGGCAGCGCACCCGTGGGAGCACCGTCACCCGAGGAATCACCCGAGGAGTCCTTGCTGCTGCTCGACGACGAGGAGGAGCCACTGCCGGACTGAAGCGTGGACATACCGGCAGCGATGGCGTCGGCCTCCTCCACGGAGCCGTACGAGCCGACGTCACCACCGAAGCCCATGGTGGACAGTCGGTTGGAGTCGGACCCTGCCGTGGCCTCGGAGTCGGAGCCGACGTCGCTCATGCTGCCGACGCTGCCGAGGATGCGCACCGCGTTGGTGAACTCACTCGGCTTGAAGGACCGGACGCGGACCACGGACCCCGTGTGCGGCGCCTCGATCAGCTTTCCGCCACCGATGCACATCACGACGTGGTGCGCGGGGTCTCCGTTGAACATCAGGTCGCCCGCACGGACGTCGCTCAACTTGACCCGCTTACCGGACTTCTGCTGCTGCGAGGCGATGCGGGGCAGCGAGACCCCGATCTGCTTGAAGCAGTACTGGAGCAATCCCGAGCAGTCGAAGCCCTTGGGGGTGTTACCGCCCCACACGTACTTCACTCCCAGGTACTTCATGGCGATCTTGATGACGGCAGCAGCCGTCTTGCCCGCACCGGTTGTGCCGGTGGCTTTCACGCCGGACTTGCCGGTGCCTGCGGCGGACACAGAACTGCTGCCACCGCTTCCGGCACCACCGCTCTGGCCGTCGCCGCTCTTGTTCTTGTCTCCCAGGACGTAGAACGGATTGAGGTTCCGCTTGATGGCCGTCCAGGAGAAGGTGTCCTTCAGCCAGCCTCCGAAGCCCATCCCCTTGGTGGACTTGCCCGTGATCGTTTTGCCGTCGCGGTCGAAGTGCTTGCTGATCTCGTAGCCGCCAGCGAGGAATGGGGCCAGCACGCCGCCTGCTGCGGCCAGCGGACCGAGAATGCTCGTGCCTCCTGCTGCTGCCGCTCCGCCCGAACCGAGACCGCCGAGCAGGCCGCCACCGCCACCGCTACCACCAGCGCCGCCGAAGCGGGCGAAGCGGGCGACGGAGCCCAGGCCGCGCAGCATTCCGTAGGCGCCCAGGCCCGAGCCGACGGCGCCACCGATCATGGAGGTGGCACCTCCGCTGTAGCCGATCAGGCTGTCCGCACCCGAGCCCTTCAGGATGTTCTGGAGGGTGGTTGAAAACTTGTCCAGGTACTTCGTCGCGGTCTTCAGGCCGGAGGAGAAGGAGTCGTTGATGTTGTTGTCCTGGTTGGCGAGCGTGTTCTGCCGGTCCAGGAGGGCGCTCGCGTCGGAGTCGCCGAGTTTCCAGTCCTTCAGTTTGGCCCTGGCACCCTTGTCGTTGTTCGCGGCCTTGTCCATCGTGGACGAGTAGTCCTTCAGGGACGCACCCTTGATATTCGCGGACGCCATGCCCTTGAGTTCGGTCTGAACCACACCCGCCGTCTGGGCGCCGAGCGTCTGAGTCAGCATCTGGTTCAGCCGGGAGTTCGGGCTGTTGATCGTGGCGTTGAGCTGCGCCCGGTTCTTGATGTTCTTCAGGCCGTACTGGGTGAACACCTGCTGGGCTATCTGCCGGGCGTTCTGTCCCTTGCCGTTCTTGATCGTCTGGACGCCGATGATCTGGCCGCCGTAGTAGGAACCAGGGGTCCAGGCCGACGCGTTCCCGGCCGCGATCTGCGTCTCGGACTGGGAGGGGTCGATGAAACCCGCGCCCTTGATCTGGTTCCAGTTCGCGTTGAAACTGCTGGAGCCCGCCGACTGGTACCGGCTAAGCGTCGTGTATGCCTGCGCCGCGTCCGTGGTGCTGAACGCGTTCATGTTGTTGAAGCGCAACTGGTTGCGCGCGTCGTGCCAGGACATGTCGGAGCCCTGGACGGCCTGGTAAGCGGCGGTCTGCATCATGACCTGGTCGCCGAGCTTGCCGGTCGACCACTTGTACAGGCCCTTGACGCCTCCCTTGAGGGAGTAGGTGTGCCCGCCGTTGTTGGAGGCACCCCCGCCCAGGCGCGGCGTGCCGGTACCCCCACCGGAGCCGCCTGCATTGTTCTGGCCGCCGTTGTTGGCCGCCCCGCCACCCTGACTGGTCTGGCCGGAGAAGGTGGCCCCACCGCCGTTGGGTGTGCCTGCCCAGGAGCGGCCTGCGGTGCTGGTACGCGCGGAGCCACCGCTGCTGGGTGCGGTCCGGGGGGCGTCCGCACCGCCGTTGGCGCGGCCGTGGGCGTAGTTGCTGGTGCCGTTCCAGACGTCGTTGGCGAGCATGCCAAAGCCCCGGGCGCCCTGAGTGGACCCGGAGCCGTGACTGTTCCATCCCCCGAAGAACTGACCGGTGCTGGACGTCTTTATCTTGTCTGTGGCGGTCTTCAGTCCCTTGTTCAGGGCCTCGACATTCTTCGCCAATTCGGAGATCGCGTCCTGGGCCTTGTTCCAGCCCAGGAGCGGTCCCTGTCCAGCCACCGTACTTTCAGCCATGTTCTGCCTCAGCAATCCGCCTATTACGTTGCGCCCGGAACCACTTAACCCAGTGCAGGCGCTCACGTACGGTCAACCGGCGAATTTCGCTGAGGCTCCAAGCCGGGGATAGCTCGACTAGTTGCTCGTATTCGAAGTACGTGTCGTGGTAACTACAGGCCCTGAAACAGATCCCCCGCTGAGATGAAGAGGGGGACCTCCTTTCCGCACGAATCGTGCGTGAACTTGACATCATTGTATTGGGGACCGGGCTGGTTCTTCTCAATTGCTTCGAGAAGGGACTGTCGGTCCATGATGCCGAGAGCGCGGGCGAAGTCACCGTTACCGGAGACGGCATGCTCGGTTCCGTCTGCTTCGATCACGGAAATGAGGCACCGCGAGAGCAGGAGGGTGTTCTGCTCGGAGTCGTTGGTACGGTCGACGACCGCGAGGAGTGCTTCCTGGTCGGCGCCGACGGGGAGCCGGACGAATGCCTTTCGGCCCCATCGCAGTTCCACCTCGAAGACGCGCTTGGACGGGTCTTCGATGCGCCGGATGGGTATTTCGTCGAGGGTGACGGACAGGCGGAATTCCTCCCCGCACCACGGGCAGGTGAACTCGTCCCAGATGACCTCGTCGCCGTAGGTCGCACGCCGGATCTCCATGAGGAGCATGTCGCGGTCGCCGAGCAGCAGCTCGGACAGCATGGCCGGGGTGGCCAGCATGCCTGCGACGTTGACGGTGCCCGCCTGGAGCAGGGTGGAGACGAACTTGCCGATACCCCCGGAGCGGGACTTGGTCAGGGCTTCCTCGTCGGCTCCGGTCAGTTCTCGCACCTCGGCGTCGTAGCGCACCGAGGCGTAGTCGCCACCCCGAACGTAGCCTCCCGGCAGGCTGAAGTTACCGCCCGCCGGGAGGCCGATGTTGGGCTTGGCGACCTCTCCCTGCTGGACCTCGGACAGCAGCGCATTGATCTGCGCGTTGGCTGCGGCAGGGTTCGCGAGGGGGTTGGTGTACCCCTCGGTATTAAGGTCGGTAGCCACGGATTGTGCTCCTAGTCAGTAGGGGAATTACTTGTTGAAACTCACCGCAGACGAGCCTACCTTCTGCGCCAACTTGAATTCGAATCCCTCGTGGGCGAGGGTCATCTGCTGGACGACAATCGCGTTGGCGCCAGCGTCGAGGTCGGAGAATGCCACCGCCGTCGGCCAGGCGTTGTAGATGCGGAATGCGGCCTTGGCCGGAGCGGCGCCGGACGTAACCGGGTGGTCGAGGATGAAGACATCCACGGTGCACCGGAAGTCCTCTCCCGCCTTTCCGTATCCCTCGCCCTGCATGACGGTGAACAACTGCTTCATCCAATCCATCATCTGGGAGTCGCCGACGGCGAGACCCTTGGAAAGGGTGATGGGTGCGAAGTCGCTCTGACCAGGCATTTTCTGGGTTGTCGTGTTCATTCCACCTTCGCGATATGGGATGACCTCGGTGGTCACGTTCAGGCCGGAAACCGACATGAATCCCATGCGGGCGAAGTTCTTTATGGACGGGTGCTGGATCTGGACCTGGAACTTGAAATTCCGAAGTGGATCCGTGGCCAGTCGGGCGATGGAAGTCGTGCTCGTAGCCATCAGTCAGTTACCTCTCTCAGAAAGCGGTCTCGGTAGCCGTAGAACCGCCGGAGTACTGACCGATCGCGATCACGATGAACTCGGCGGGGGTCTCAAGTGCGACGCCGACCTGGACGTTGACAACGCCGTTGGCCACGTTGCTGGCGGTGTTGTTCGTGGAGTCACAGACGACGAAGAAGGCCGCGTCCTGGGTGGACCCCGCGAGGACGCCGGTCTGCATCAGGGTCAGCAGGTACTGCGAGATGATCGCGGAGATCTGGTCCCACAGGATCTGGTCGTTGGGCTCGAAGACGGCGAACCGGGTGGCGTCGAGCAGACCCTTCTTGATCATCATCAGGGAGCGCCGGACGCTGACGTAGCGGTCCGGCATGTTCACCGACAGGGTCCGCGCGCCGTAGATCACGAAGCCGGTGCCCGGCAGGGACTTGATCAGGTTGATGCCCGCCGTGTTCAGGGCATCCTGGTCGCTGTTGGAGAACCGGAACTGGACGTCCAGCACGCCCTTGAGCGCGGTGTCGATACCCGCCGGGGGCTTCTGCACGCCACGGGAGGCGTCCGTGCGGCTGTACTGGCCCATGACGGAACCACCGGGAGGCAGCAGGCGCGAGGAACCGGCCGAAGCAGTCGCCGGGTCGTTGACGATCAGCCAGGGGCCGTAGACGGCCGCGTACGAGGACGCCCGCAGCGCCGAACCACCCGTGGACATGCCCTGGAGGGACAGCGCGTAGGAGTGCGCGTTGTCGGCGGCCGTCGGCTTCTCGCCGTCCACGACGACGAACACGTTGCCCTGGCCCTCGGCCCACTCGATGATCGGGTTGAGGACGGTCGCGTCGGTGACGCCGGGGACGTTGAGGATCAGGTTGTCCTCGACGATCTCCAGGCGCTCGGCAGCCGCCTCCAGGTTGATCGCAGCCACGCCCTCCGAGCCGCCGGTCAGCGGGGTGCCCTGCTGTGCGGCCGGGGCGTGGGTCGGGGCCCACTGGGTATTAAGCAGGCTCTCGATCTGGATGAACGAGGAGCCGGTGACCGGGGAGTTGATCAGGGCCTGCGCGTTGCGGGAGTCGGCGGGGTTCAGGGAGACGTCGGTGAAACGCTCCTTGAGGTTGGCCGTGGTGCTGCCACCTACGTAGACGTACAGGTCGAACCGGCCCTCACCCGAGGCGGCGGCAGCGATGTCGACGTACACCTGGTTGCCCCAGGTGCCCGGCGAGATGGCCGTGATCTTCAGGGTGTCCTTCGGGGTCGCCTCAGTGTCGTCCAGGGTGGCGGACGCGGTCGCGGCGTCGGAGGCCGCAGCGCGCACGATGTAGGCGTTGGAGCCGCCGTTGTTGAAGTAGGCGTAGACGGCGAACGGGAGCAAGTCCGAGGTGTCGCCGAAGCCTCCGTAGGCCGCGACGAACTGCGACCAGGACGAGACGCGGGTAGGGGCGAGCGGGCCGCCCTGCTTGCAGGTGCCGACGAATGCGGCGACGCTCTCGCCCGGGGTGCTCACGGTCTGCGCGAGCGGGGTCAGCGTCTCCGACAGGTAGACGCCAGGCCGCTTGTAGACAGTCATCTGTTTCTCCTGGGTAAAGGGAATTCCTGGGGTTACGAATCCTGGGTCCGTGTCATGTGCGGGTTACGTGGTCCGTGAAGTACTCGAAGTCCAGCGCCACGCTGGTCGCCTTGACGTACGCGTTGGCGACGGACGGGAGCATTTCGCTGGAGACAGAGATGAGGTATTCGCGACGGAACAGACGCTTTCCGTTCTCGTCGCGGGTGTCGGCCAGCTCGGGGCCGCCGAGAAGATCCAGGCGCCGTACCGTTCCGTCCTCGGGAATCTCCAGAAACCCGAACCGCGCAGGAAGCCGG